TAACTGTTGGTAATGGAGTAACTATAAGTGCTGCTGGTGGTTTAAGTCTTACAGGTATTTCAACCTTCCTCAATACAACTGATAATACTTTAGGTAATGAAAATACCGGATCCGTCCAATTGGATGGAGGAATGGGTATTGCTAAAAACCTAACAGTTAAGCAAAACCTACACGTTGGTGGATTTTCAGAATTTATAGGGGTTGCCACATTTAGAGGTGGAACTATAAATCTTGGTGATGCTAATACCGATGATATTAATGTCGGTGGTGAATTTATATCGGATCTTAATCCCAGTGACGACGCAAGTTATGACTTAGGTATTATTGGTAAGCGTTGGAAAGATGCCAGATTTTCTGGTCTTGTAACATCTACAGATCTCTTTGTTTCTGGTGTATCTACATTTTCTGGTGCTGCTGACTTTAATGGTGATGTTGATATTGATGGAAGAACGGAACTTGATACTACCAACATTTCTGAAACATTAAACGTTGTTGGAATATCAACTTTTGGTTCAGATCTTGATATCAATGCTTCCATTGATGTTGATGGACTTTCTGAATTAGATGAGCTCAATGTAGCAGGTATAGCAACCTTTGCATCCAATTTAGATATTAATGCATCAGTTGATATTTCCAATAATCTCAACGTTACTGGTATTTCTACTTTTGGTAATAATTTAGATATCAATGCGTCTGTTGATATTTCTAACAACCTTAATGTAACTGGTGTTACTACTTTTGCTTCAGATTTAGATATTAATTCTTCAATTGATATTGACGGATTAACTGAACTTGATGAACTTAATGTATCTGGTATTTCTACTTTTGCATCTAACTTAGATGTAAATGCGTCTGTTGATATTTCCAATAATCTTGTAGTTAATGGAACACTACAATCTGTCGGTGTTACAACTCTTGCATCTTCTGGTGGGATTACTACAACTGGTGGAAGTCTTTTCGTAAATGATAATTTAACAGTCGGTAAAAACTTAAAGGTAGATGGCACATCAGAATTTATAGGTGTTGCTACTTTTAGGGGTGGAACTATAAATCTTGGTGATGCTAATACTGATGATATTAATGTCGGTGGTGAATTTATATCAGACTTGAATCCAAATGATGATGCAAGTTATGACTTAGGTATCATAGGACAACGTTGGAGAGACGCTAGATTTTCTGGTCTTGTAACATCTACAAGTTTATTTGTATCTGGAATATCAACTTTTGAAGGAAATCAATTTACAACTGGTAATGTTTCTATTACTGGTTTTGCAACCGTAACTGATGGTTTATTCTATGAGGTTGGAGATTTTGATGGTCCAAACGGGGTTGCATATTTTGATGATACTGGAAAACTTATTGGAGCAGCAAGCACAGAGTCTGGAATAAGCACCAGTAATTATGTTTTAACAACTAATGCAAGTGGAATACCAGTTTGGACAGATACAATTGATGGAGGATCATTCTGATGTCAAAACCAAGCACTAGACAGCAACTTATAGACTATTGTTTGAGGAGACTTGGTGCTCCAGTATTGGAAATCAACGTTGATGATGAACAGATTGATGATTTAGTTGATGATGCAATTCAATATTTTAATGAGCGTCATTATGATGGTGTTGAAAAAATGTATTTGAAATACAAAATAACAGCAGATGATGTCTCTAGAGGTAGAGCTGGTGGAACCAGTGGAGTTGGAATAGTAACCACAACCGGAACATCAACCATTGTTGGGACAGCAACTACTTTTAGTTTTTATGAGAATTCAAATTATATACAAGTTCCAGATTCTGTAATAGGTATTGAGAGAATATTTAAATTTGATACTAGTTCTATTTCTGGTGGAATGTTTAGTATAAAATATCAATTATTTTTAAACGATTTATATTATTTCAATTCTGTAGAACTTTTACAATACGCTATGGTCAAATCTTACTTGGAAGATATTGACTTTTTATTGACTACAGATAAGCAAGTAAGATTTAATAAAAGACAAGATAGACTTTACCTCGATATTGATTGGTCATCTCAAGCAGCAAATGAATTTATAGTAATTGAATGCTATAGAGCTTTAGATCCAGCATCTTTCTCTCAAATATATAATGATAGTTTTGTTAAACAATATTTAACAGCATTGATTAAAAGACAATGGGGACAAAACCTTATCAAGTTCCAAGGCGTCAAACTTCCAGGAGGAACAGAGTTGAATGGTAGGCAGTTATATGACGACGCATTAAGAGATCTTGAGGAAATAAAGCAAAGAATGTCACTGGAATATGAATTACCACCTATGGACTTAATTGGATAATCATGACTTTAAATCCATTCTTTCTTCAAGGGTCTAGTAATGAACAATTTCTCATTCAAGATTTAATTAATGAGCAATTAAAAATCTATGGTATAGAAGTTTACTATTTACCTAGAAAAATATTTAAAACTGACGATATTATAAAAGAAATACAATCATCAAAATTTGATGATAGTTTTTTAATAGAAGCGTATTTAAACAACTACGATGGATATGCTCCTGGTAGTGATTTAATGACTAAATTTGGACTTAGACTTCAAGATGAAATAAGTCTTGTAATTTCAAAAGAACGATATGAAGAATTTATTGCTCCATTTTTGGAGGGTATATCGTCTGGAATTAGAGAGGGTTTAATTTTAGAATACGACTTTGCAAATTTAATTTCAAGACCAAAAGAGGGTGATTTGATTTATTTTCCTCTTGGTGAAAGACTTTTTGAAATTAAAAGAATTGAGTCAGAAAAACCTTTTTATCAATTGGGTAAAAATTATACTTATGAATTAAGTTGTGAATTATATGAGTATGAAAATGAACTTGTTGATACTAGTATTGATGAAGTTGACAGTGTAGTAGAAGGTGAAGGATACATTACAACTTTAAGATTAGTTGGAACTGGAATCACAGCGACATCTTCAGTTACTGGAATATCAACTAATGCTCATTCTTTAGGAAAAATTATTTTAAATAACGATGGATATGGATATACTAGTACTCCCACAGTTACAATTTCTCCGCCAACTTCTGGAATAACTGCCACAGCTGTTGCAATAACAACTTCCGTTGGTAATGTAAGATCCATAAAAGAAATAAGACTTACAAATGCTGGACTTGGATACACATCAACAAATCCACCAACAATAACAATTAGTGGTGGTGGTGGATCTGGTGCTGCTGCTACTGCAACTATTGTATCTGGAGGAGTATTATCACTTTCAGTTACAGAAGCAGGAAGAGGATATTTTGGTTCACTTCCAACAGTTACAATATCTGGACCTTCAGTTGGTCAAACAGCAACAGCAATACCAGTTGTTTCTAGCGGTCGGTTAAGTTCTATACAAATTACAAACGCTGGATCTGGATATACTAGCATTCCAACAGTAACAATTTCTTCACCTACAAGTGGAGTTGGAACATTCTTCTATAATGAAGAAATTACTGGACAATCTTCTGGAGTTACCGCAAGGGTTAGAAATTACAAGAGAAGAACTGATATTGACTCTCAATATCCACCAGTAGACTTACAAGTCTCACTAAATACTGGTAACTTCTATGTTGGCGAAACAGTCATCGGAGGAATATCAACTGCAACTTATGTTGTTCAGTCTTATGATCGTGAAAGTTATGACAATCTATCTGATGGAAAAAATCTATATGATGCTAATAAAGAAATAGAATTAGAAGCAGATGATATTTTAGACTTCTCCGAATCAAATCCATTTGGTAATTACTAATGTTAGGAACTTATTTTTATCACGAAATTCTAAGAAAAACCATCATTTCTTTTGGAACATTATTTAATGATATTTACATTCGTCATTCTAAAGACAATGGAACAGTTTTAGATGAAACAAAAGTTGGTATTTCTTATGGACCAATGCAAAAATTCTTGACAAAAATTCAAGAACAAGCAGACTTGACAAAACCAATTGCCATAACTCTTCCAAGAATGTCATTTGAAATGGTTTCTATACAGTATGATCCCACGAGGAAGGCTGGTGTAACTCAAACGTTCAAGGCGTCTGATGGATCAAACTTGAAAAAAGTATATATGCCAGTTCCATATAATGTTGGATTTGAACTTAATATTTTTAGCAAATTGAATGATGATGCTCTACAAATAGTAGAACAAATTTTACCATTTTTTCAACCATCATTTAATCTAACTGTAGATTTGGTTGAGTCTATTGGTGAAAAAAGAGATATTCCCATTATTTTGGATAGTGTAGATTTCCAAGATGATTATGAGGGAGATTTTAATACTAGAAGAGCACTAATATATACTTTAAGATTTACTGCTAAAACTTACCTCTTTGGTCCAGTTGCAGAAACAACTGAAGGTCTTATTCGCAAAGTTCAAACAGATTTTTATACCGATACAAATACTGCAACTGCAAAACGTCAAGTAAGATATACAGTAACTCCAGATCCTAGCAGTGCAGGTCCAAACGATAATTTTGGATTTGATGAAGTATGGGAAGACTTTACAGATTCTAAGTCTTATAGTCCTACAAAACAACAAGATATTTGATAGATTATGCCAGATAATTATGATTCCATAGACAATGCTCTCAATGTAGAGAGTAGTATTGTTAAACCCGAAAAGGTTTCTGTTGAAATAGACAGAGTAAAACCGAAAGGTCCTGATATCGAAAAGGACTATGAGTATACTCGT